CTCTCCAGGACAGGGTTTAGAAAGACCCATACGTCCGAACCCTACCAAAATACTATGGTAGGGCGATCTGCATGGGGACTTAGACCACGGTTAAATCCATGGACCTAAGTCATCCCACTGTGGAACAACACTCCGAGCGACTTTCAACTTTGTACGATGAAGGGGAGTTAGGTTTCCTCCCGTATCTTCAGCGTCAAAAGCAGTCAAGTCACTCGTCGCTTTGAGTGTGTACGGATGTTCCGGATGAAGGCTTAAGCCGACATCCCGTTTCGACATACGCCAGTAGACGGCTAGAGAATAGCCAACGCCTTCTTCATAACAGCTTAAAGCTGCTTCTTGCACGTGCCGGACACGAAACCCCTCCCACCCGAAGGTGGAAGTGGTTCGACCGAGACGTACAGGGGTAGCTTCATCAAAGCAAGAGATGAAGCCACCATCTCCCAGAGAATTCGGTATACGAAGACGCAAAGCCTTCGGCACAGAAGACACTAGGAGGTCAAACGCTGCACGGTACTTGGCATCACAGGCAAGGTATGCACCCTGCCTAAATGCTAGACGCCGTATAGCGTTAGCCAGACGATAAATCGTCAGAATTGAAGAGAGCTTATCTTTAAGATAAACTGGTTTAAGGTCGATACCTGAGAAATAATGAGCGCCGCAGCTTTCGCGAAACGGAGATGTTGCATAACTCTTCGTTTCGTTAATGCGAAAGCCGTAAAACGTCATTAACTCAGAGAACAGTCGATAGCAGGACGTCGGTATTATGACGTCATCACCGTAAACACTGACGGTATTTCTACCGGTAGGTTTACAATATTCTACACAGCATTTTGCTACTGCGTAGAATATAAGTGACTCAAGCGGAAACGTGAAGCCGTTCCCCATAGAGGAGAACTTAGCCCAACGTTTAACCGATTGATCGCTAAAGACGCCGTATCGGGATCGACATGAATCCATTACAGAATACCATTTTGGGGGAACAAGTTCCCTTACAACGGAATCTGATATGGAGTCAGAAGCAGAAGAAAGGTCAACAGTAGCTAAAGAAGAATCGATAGATCCGACTCTAGCAAGATGTTGGTTCCTTTCTTGATGCTTCAGGTCGATACCAACCCGTAAGAGACGAAGAGCAATCATATCACCAATAGATTTCTGGAACCATAAATTAATTCCAGGCTCAATGGCGATAACCCGATTGGTCTTCGCGTTCTTAGGCACAGTAACAATCCGATTACCAATTTGAAAATTAGGATACTCTCTACTCTCCAAATGCTGAGTCCACAACGGGTAACACACCCGAAGTAGTTCAGTCGGTAAAAGGAAATGCAGATCACGTGTAATTCCAGTTTCATTCTGGAATTTACGAGCAGCACTGGCGTCGCGACGTTTAATTGTCGTTGAGGCGCCAGGGCCCCAGTCGGCGTATGAAACAAACTCATCGACGTCAAACTCGCCGAGAACATCCTGAATTTTTCGAACGACTGCGGAATGCAGTCGAACGATCGGTCCTTTGAATAAGGGATCCGATTCAAGATGATCGAAACGAGCATTCGTAGTCCTACACAAAGTTTCGAATTCCTCGAACTTTGTTAACGCTACACGATCCTTATCGGTATCCAAATGAAGATTTGAATATTTCGAGAAGAAACATGTAGCGATGTAGGCACCCTGCGCTTCCTCAGCCGTGTTATAAGCTAAGGGATCGAACGCGAGGTTAACCAACTGATCGTGTTCACTAGAAGTGAACAGCAACCAGACAGTTAGCGCTCGCGCGCAATCTAGGGACGATAAGAATGTTTCAATCGCAGCTAATTCCACCTGAGGTGTCACACGATACGTCCGGACTCCTTTAAGGAAGTCCTTACTACGATTCTTAGAATACATAGTAATCTCCAGTTCAAACAGTTAGAAGAACGTGCTGTCAACTATTTCTAGTTAACCGTACGGGGTCTCCAAAGCTGTAATCAACGCATACAGAGGTGACGCGGTCGTATCGACCGGGCTGCCATCTGCAGCGGTGATATATGGAAAGAACATTGATGCGACGTACGAGAGTAACTTCAATTTCTCGGACGCCGTACCACGCTCTGGCATAATGAACTCGCCAATGAAGGTATTATCGTACGCTTTCGAGGGCGCGGGTTGAATTCCCGAACCTGTAGAAGGCGACGTAATATCTGCAGTCGGCAAGGAGAACCGCACGCTGGCCTTGTAATTACGACTCCCCGCTGTGGGGCGCCGTAAAGCAAGGGTTGCACGCGGAAACAGAATGGGAATTCCACCCGTTCTGTCGACGTAACTGAAGACACCCGCAGGCGAAACGCCATCGGGGCTCAGTGTCATGTCGGAAGCCACCGTATTACTGGTCGAATAACTCGTTCCAGAAGCTACGTTGACGATCGACGATACTTTCCATGGAGCAAGACTTGACATGGATGTTTCTTTCTAAAAGAGAAACAGGACTGTCTGGCTACTACTTCTTGAAGTTAGCAACCAACAAAGCGACAGCGTTTAACGCGTGTCCTACAGATAATGGATTCTTAAACTGCGGCGGGCCCACGGTCGGGAAGCTCGTAAGCTTCGAACGACCGTAATGGACCTGTTCGCAGCGAAAGTTACCCATCGCTGTATAGACACGTGTCTCGTTGGGGTTTGTTGGGGATGCGCTTCCAGAGTAATAGCAATCCGAATAAGTAATCTTTCGGTTTAGGACAGATTTCCAACCGCTCTCGAAAGAGAGCCCGTGCCAGGCAGACAATGTCTCCAGGTACGGACCAATCGGAAGGAACCAATCCGCGACAAAAGAAAACGGTAACAACTCCCATCCCAGATCAACGGGGGTGGTGAAGCCGGACTGAGCGATAAAGGAGATGAAATGTGAATCTACAACGTAGCGCATACCATATCGACACTCCCAGGTAGAGAATTCTATTCTCGTCCCTGTTCGTGCCTGTCCGGTAACGTTGAGATGTAGCTCACTCACATCGACTCTTTCGCCGGTTGCAGTAGAGCGTGCCGTTTCGGGTCTCACATTGCCAAGGTTTAATTTGGCAAGCGAACGCATAGTATCATCAAGGTCATTGAGAAGAGGTTTCCAACCATACTGTAACTCTAGCCAATTTTCAGCTAGAGTAAGGGAGGTTGAAAGAGCCTTCCCTCTCCTACCAAAACGATAACTTAATCTGCGTGAACGGGTAAGTAAGCTTACGGCCTTAGAAAAGTTTCCTCGTCTAAGGGCAGACAACGAACCGCTTATACGACTGGCCGTCAGGCCAATCATACTAACAGTTTGGTTAATCTGGGCTAGATTAAGAGCAATACCGTTTCCGGTATTATTCGCACTAGCTATAAGTTTATGAACCGCCCGATCTTCCACAGTTGAATTAGAACTCAACCCGGAAGGCCCGACACCAAATTCGCTACCACCCATGAAATGACTGTATGGGCCAAATTTGAAGGAATCGCTCCCAGGATTGGTCTCATCGACCATACTCTCGGAAGCACCCCCATCTTCGACCATATACAGGTCCATGGAATAGTTATTTATCGGCAGTTTACCCCTGCGTTTTAACGCGCCAAAACCTGGAGTAGTAGTTCCGGACCAAGTCCTCAAATAGTCAGTAAACGTAACCGGTGTACTTAAGTACAACGTTGCGTTATTATACTGTCTATAAAGGACGGTTCGGGTACTACTTTCGGAATTAGCACGCTTACCAGAAGGTATTCTGACGCGGCGAATAGGAGGTCCTTTTAAGGACATCCTTGCTCTCGTCTTGGCGATAGCCAATTGACGCCGGAAGGCAGAAGTCTTAGTAGCTACTTTAATAGCCACAGGAGTACTCCGTTTCGTCGTAACGGCGAAAACGAAGGGAACTCGAATCGAACTTCTGAGGATACGGACACCTTTCGCTGGATAGACATAGATGTCCATACGAACGGACCAGCCCTTACTCTTCCAATGAATATCTAAAGACACCACATCAGGTAGCTGTGTAACAGCTATAAGATGCGACGTCCAATAGGTATCACCGTGAGGAGTAACGACACGGAACTGAACGTATGTACCTTGTCTATGAAACGAGTTGGTGTAAGCACCTGCGCTGCTCAGCGTGAGCGCCCTCCACTGTTGTATATCCTCGGGCAGTGGCCACGGATAAAGATTACTCATTATCCATGTCCAAAGACCGGCTCAATACTGCTGAGCCACCTGACGGCCAGATTTCGTGCGTAACGACTACAGCAGCTGGTTTAGTATCCAGCTGTCGTTCAATCGGAGCGCTCGCATGAGCGTAACAGTCAAGCCTAATCGGAGTCATCCGAAATTGGGCTTTCTGTGACGGAACATCAGCAATTGGTAAGGTACCATTTACTGATGCCACCGCAGCATAGAAGTCACTATCCATAACGACAGAGTCGTCACGGAGAATGGGATCTAGCTGCAGCTCAAGCTGTGAAAACTGCGAAGACTGATGGGGGAGTGGGAGAGGAAATTGGAACTCGGGAATCTTCACACGGGATTTCTCCGGTGTGAAGATTTGACCGAGAACAAAAATCATCCCCCAACATGCAAAAAGCGTAAGTCCAACAATAGCCACAATCACCACCGCTACTCGACGAAACATCGAGAAGAAGTGGCGGATTAAGTCATTGTAGGACGAATCATCTTTCTGCATAAAGACCTCCATTAGTCAACAGTCAGGGGACAAGGTGTCGAAAAGACACCGAGTCAAACTTACC